CTGATTATTTAAATCCAGCTGTTTCCCAGTTTATAGCACAAAGTCCTACTCAGCAAACCTGGGTTCAAGTTTTGAAGTTGTTTTCAGATCAGACCCCATATGAAGTTGATGTCATTTTCGTTGGACAAATAAGCACCATCACATTGTCTGGGACCAAAGCAGAAGCAACGGTAGTTGGATTTGAAGTTTATCTGAACAGACCTGCTTGTATCCTTAGATACCAAAATCAATGCAATCATAATCTATTTGATGAAGGCTGTGGTCTTTTAGAAGATGATTATGGGATAGCTAAATCGATAAGTTCTGTAAGCTCGGATGGACTGACCATTGATTTTGTGTCGTTGACTGAGGCTGATAGTTATTTCACTTTAGGTTTTATAAGAGTGGGCTCAGGGGCCACAGTAGATTATAGAATGATTGTCAGTAATATTGGAGATTCAATTAGTGTTCGGTATAAATTCAATACATCTCCTTCTGGAACAGTATATTTGTACCCAGGTTGTGATGGTGATCTTTCTACCTGTACTGATAAGTTTAGTAACGAAGACAACTTTTTGGGGTTTCCGTATATACCAGAGATAAACCCAACAAGAGTAAGGGTGTGGCAGTAATGTTCTATTTCGATAAACCAGAAAATATAGATAAACTGTCCCAAGCTATTAAAGGTTGGCAAGGAACCCCCTGGATGCTTAATGCCCGTATTAAGCACCGAGGAGCTGATTGTTCAAATTATGTGGCAGGGGTGTTGGTAGATAGTGGAGCGAGGAATAGAATTTTGATTCCAGCCCATTCAGATTGGTATTTCCTACATACCAAAGATGATGTATTAGTTGATGGTACCATAAATCTTGGTGTTGAGAATGGGGATTTCAACAACCCTAAAGATGGTGATATTATAATGTATAAAGTTGGTAAATCAATTGCACATACAGGAATATATCTAAAGGGAACAGTGCATCATTCTTTGTATGGAATGGGGGTTACTGATATGCCCTGGTTAAATAGAAAGTGGCAAAAGCGAAAAAGGTTTGTCTTTAGATTAAAGGATAGATCATGAGTGGTGGATCAATATTAGGCGGGGTTGTTGGTTTTGTTATTGGTGGATTTATGGGCGGTCCTGGTTTTAATTTGTACACAGCCTATGTAGGATTCACTATTGGGTATGGCATTGGCTCTATGATTGACCCCCTTGACCCAGATAATGATACTGGGGCACCTCCTGCTTGGTCTTTAAATGAAGCAAGCAAAGGTATGGAAGTAACTGATTTGCTTGGTATTTCTAAAATAGGTGGGAACATATTATGGTATGGAGATAAAGACAGAGATAAGGATGATGATGAATATACCTACCAGCTTACCTGGTGGTTAGGTATTTGTAAAGGACCCGTGGATGCTATTCTTGGTGTTTATAGAAATGGTGAAACTGTATGGCAGGGATATGAAAGCTTATCTGACAACCCCTCAGGTAAGGTTGTGTTGTCTATGGGGGATGGTATTACAGGAACCAATGAAAAGATAGATACCGTAAGATTTGAATATGATTCTAAGAACAATTCTTCGAAGGGGTGGAGGGAACAAGATGGTAAAGTTCGAATAAAAGGGTGGGCTTTTAAGAATTATACTATATCACCGCGTAGTATTGTTACAGCAGAGGCTATGTGTAGGGGCGGGGTGGATCGCTCAACCATGACTGACATTGAGTTTTTATCCTTTTGGAATGGACCTACCCTTGAGGAATACACTTTAATTACCTTTGACACATGGCCTGATAATTGCTCATTTAATGATGAATACGGCAAAAAGGATTTATTCATTTGGTTAACCTATGTTGAATCGTTTAAGGAGACAAGTACTGAAGGGGACCAAATGGGGGATGTGATCTTCTATTTTGGTACTGATGACCAAGTAGACACAGGTAGTGGTAGTGGTAGACCAACGGCAAATATGAGGGGCTTGTGTTGGGCATCTTTCCAGCATTGTTATTTAGGTGGAACCAGTGTTCCTACAATGAGTTTTATAGTGGCAAAGTACCCAACATTCAGTACATTTACAAATACCAATATTCAGGTGTTTGATGATTATAATCCAGCACATGCTTTATACTATATGTTGACAGTTCCAGGTAAAATGTCCACTGATTTTATTGATGTCCCTTCTCTCAATACTTTGGCAGATGATTTATATATAGAAGATATGGGAGTTTCGTTTTTGATGGAGGGCGGTACTAAGGTTTTTAGTTATGTAGAAAGCATTTTACAACATATCGATGCTACCATGACTTACAAAACAGACGCAAGTGGTAATCCTAAGTTTCATTTCAAGTTGTTGCGAGGGACAGAAGATACCTCAAATTTACCTACTATAAACGAAGGTAATTTGTTGGTTGAGCCAACCTTAACAAGGCCCACATGGCTTGAAACTCATAATGAAATAAAAGCCAAGCATTATGAAGTGTCAGGTTATATTGAGTATCCTCCTTTTCAATTTTCGATTACCACACTTTCTTATAATTTGACGTTTGCTTTACCTTTGAAAGATGGGGGAACTTACAATTTTATTGTAAATTGGGGGGATAATACAGCAGAAAGCACTATCACAGCTTATAATGATGGTGCGGCTACACATGTTTATGGTGCTGTAGGATCTTACAATATAACTATTAAAGGAATAATAGATGGATTCAGTTTCTATGGCCCAGGAGAGCATCCAGATAGAAATCTGATAGATGATGTCACGCAGTGGGGTTGTTTGAGTTTAGGCTCCTTTAATTACACCTTTTACAAATGTGAGAACCTACAAATAACTGCCACCGATACCCCTGACCTTGGTAAGACAACCTCGTTTGCAGGAATGTTCTTAGGTTGCGATGCTTTGACAGGTGTTCCTAATATTGGTTATTGGGATACCAGTCGGATTACATCTATGTTTCAAATGTTTTATGGAGCAGAGGTTTTTGATTCGGATATAAGTGGTTGGGATGTTTCAAATGTCACTAATATGGCTGGTATGTTTATGCAAGCTTATGATTTTAATCAAGATTTAAGTGGTTGGGATGTTTCAAGTGTTACTAATATGGCATCTATGTTCTATCAGACCTACCGTTTTGATCAAGATGTAAGTGGATGGGAAACAGGAAACGTAGAAGACTTTTCTTTTATGTTTTATAACACATCCGTTGTTACTCCTTGGTCTCCGAACTGTAGTAGTTGGGATGTCTCAAGTGCTATACTAATGCAGGCTATGTTTAATGGTGCAAACCCAGGTGCATACAGTTTGAATAGTTGGGATGTTTCAAATGTTACTAATATGAATTCCATGTTCGCACAAGCTGGTAGTTTCAATGGAGATTGTTCAAGTTGGGTTACTTCAAGCTGTACTAATATGTATCGTATGTTTTACTCAGCCAATCAATTTAACCAAGATATTGGTGGTTGGGATGTTTCAAAAGTAGAAAGTATGGAGGAGATGTTCCGTGGTGCCCAATCATTCAACCAGGATTTGGATCAATGGGATGTTTCGTCAAGTCTTAATTTCTATCAAATGTTTCGTGAAGCCCGTGACTTTAATGGAAGTGTAGCTGGTTGGACTTGGCATCCTAGTTTGACCAGTCTACATAGTATGTTTAGGCAAAGCGGCTTCAACCATGCGAGCATAACTACTTGGGATGTTTCAAATATAGCAGCCTTTGTCTACATGTTCTATTGGAATCAGGCTTTTAATCAAGATATAGGTGGTTGGACAACTACGAATATGCAAAGCATTGGTGGTATGTTCCAAGGAGCTTCCGCTTTTGAACAAGATATAAGTGGTTGGGATGTATCAAATGTCACCTCTGCGAACAACTTCTTTGAATCTAATAACATGACAACTGTAAATTATGATGCCCTTCTTATTGGATGGGCGCCTCAAAGTGTTCAATCTGGTGTTACCCTTGAAATGAACAACTCAGTATATACCTCAGGTGGAGCAGCAGCCGCAGCACGTGCCACTTTAACAGGTAAAGGGTGGGATATTGATGATGGTGGAGGAACTTAATGCCAGTAGATTTAATCGAAGCTAATTTAATTGTTTATGATCCTGCAAACAAAAGGATCCAGGGATATACTGCGTCTAAGAGTGTTAATTTGAATTTGTTCACTCGACCGGAGACTGCTTTTTGGAAATCAGATAGGTTGTTAAAGACAGCTTCTTATCCTCTCGCACAATTTCAATTTGTAACGAATAGAAAGTTGTTTAAGTTGCAGGCAGGAGATTTGTTCAATTTCAGTTATACCAATTGGGGCATCACCAATATGATCTGTCGGGTTGTCAAGATTTCCGAGAAGGAGTTAGGGTCTGAGGAAATTGATGTAGTTGCCCTTGAGGATGTGGATTATATTTCCAGTACGATAGCTACCTCTGAGATAACACCACCTACTTCTCAATGGGACACACCAACTGATTCTCTGGGAGATTTAACTGCCTTAACTGTTGTTGAACCACCGTACCTTATAGCTGGTGGAGACTATGTAAAAATGCTACCTCTCGCTGCAATGAGAACTGGAGGAGAAGTAGGGTATGAGGTTTATCAAAGCATAGATAGTGGTACCTCTTACAGTAAAATAGACACGGTTACAGCTTTCAACCCTTTTGGTGTGTTACTGAACTCTTATGATGTAACCCCAGATATAGATAAAAGGGTAGGTCTCACTGTTTATTTTACGTCAGGTGATGAAGGTGTGATTGGTAATATAACTATGTCTGAATTGTTTGGCACACTCAATATGGCAATATTGGGAGAAACAGAATGGATAACTTTTCAGACAATATCCCTTGTTAGTGATACAACTTATAAATTAGAAGGAGTTCACAGAGGTTTTGCTGGTACTGAGAAAACATACCATCCCCCAGGTACTACTTTCTTCTTTGTAGGTGACAACTTCCGACAACTTATTACTTTTGGTGATGAACCTACAGGAGCCACTCGTTTATATAAGTTCTTGCCTATTTCTTCTGGAGCTACTTTGGATATAGCCCTTGTCGATAATCCTGTGACTTACACATTTACTGGGTTTGCAAGCCTTAAAGTTACTCTATACACTCCGTTTATCAAGCATAATCTTTGGCAAGCCTATTTCTGCTCCTAGAAAAGTGATGGGATTGAATTTTAGAAATGCCGTAGGTCTAGCGG